CAAATTCCTCAACTTACAGATGAGATGTATTGGCAAACAGGTGGCACTTGTGGATTGATTAACGCTTCAGGCGATACTTCAATTACTGCAAGAGTGCTAACAGTTGGTAAAATTAAAGCAGAGAAATCATGGTGCGTGGCTGACTTAGAATCTAAGTACACTCAGTTATTGCTTTCACCAGGTTCTCAGTATGAGTCTTTGCCAGGTGGAATAGACCAAGCTTTTATGGAGTTTGTAATGGGTTCACAAGGCGAAAAAGTTGAATTAGCAATTTGGCAAGGTGACACCACTGTATGGCAAGATTACTTAAATAAGTTCGATGGACTTGTTAAGATTATCAACGCTGCAAGTGGTACAGTTCAAGCTAACGCTGCTGCTTTTGGAACAGTTGTAACTTCAATCACTGCCGCAAATGTATTAAGCGTTGGAGATATGATTTACAATGCTATCCCTGCTGCATTACTTGACAAAACTGATTTGAAAGTTTTCATGGGTGTTGATAAAGCAAGACTTTATTTAAATGCTTTGAAAGCAGCAAACTTATTTCATTTTAATCCATCAACAGATCCATTAGCTGAGTTTCCAATCTATGGAACTAACGTGATGATTGTTCCTGTTAATGGTTTAACAGGCGTTAACGCTGCTTATGCTTTAAGAACTTCAAATATGTTCTTAGGTGTTGACTTAGAGAACGAAGAAGAAGAAATGAGAGTTTGGTATAGCGAAGACTATGACACTGTAAACTTACGAGTTAAGTTTAAAATGGGAACTCAAGTTGGTATTACTTCACAAGTAGTTAAATTTACATATTAATTATGCCTTGCGCAATAGTAAGTGGTTACGCATTAGATTGTAAGGATGTTGTAGGTGGCATATCAGCCATCTACATCACCGAACTTGCCAACGTAACTACTATAACAGAAAATGCAAGTGGCTATGTGACTGCAATCACTAAGGCTGCTGGAAAGAAATTTTACCAGTATGCTTTATTGCCAAGAGGAGCGAATAATTTCACTCAAAATATCCAAGCAGACGCGGCAGCAGGAACTGTTGCATACGAGCAATCGGTTGTTGGAAACTTTTCAAAATTGCAATACGAAACACAAATCGTGCTTGAGCAATTGATAAAGAACAGAACAATTGTAATTGTTAAAACCAAAGATGATAGTTACTTTTTATTCGGTAAATTAAACGGAATGGAAGTAACTGCAGGTTCTGCTAATTCAGGCCAAGCAATGAATGAATTTCAAGGTTACCAATTGACTTTTACAGGAATGGAAAAAGCATTGGCAAACGAAGTTGATTCAAGCATTATTGCTGCCTTACTTACTTAAAAGAAAGTTGTTGTTAGTTGTACAGAGAAGGCTATCCATTGTGGTAGCCTTTTTTGTTTAGCAATTTTTGTTTTATTTTATATATTAAATTGTGATCGAATTTAGAAAAACATACACCAACACTGTAACTGTTACGCTAACGGAAAACGCGACTATAAGCAATCCGATTTATTTGTTTCTTTTTAAGAATCAGCAAAGCGGAGTAAATTATTATTTTATTGCAACAGATACATCTGCATTCAAACAACGATACAATCAATTTCAAGTAATTGAAAAAACAAATGCAAACACTTTAAATGGTGAGGTAAGTTTAGACAACGAAGGGTTTTACGATTATACAATTTATCAAACAAGTTTAGCCAACACAACAGGATTGGCAAATGCATTGGCAGCAGTTCCTTTTATTACTAAAACAGTTGAAGTTGGTTTGGTTTGGGTTGTGCCTGAAGAATTACAAACAACAGATTACAATCCGTTATCAACAACAACAATTATTTATAACCCAGAATGAGAGAAAACAATTATGAATCTTTAATGTCTGTTCAATTTACGAACGACAAAGTGCCGCAATTTATTGAGCCTAAAAAGTCGGATAAAATCCCATTCGTTAAATATGGCGAAACAAATAATTATCCCGAGTTTTTGCTTACGTTGTTTAATCGTTCAGCAAAGCATAATGCAATCTTAACATCAAAGCAAACATACATAAAAGGGCAAGGATTTTATTTTGACCAAATGGGAATGGACGGCGATAGCATTGTTGCATTACAATCCTTTATTGACCATCCAAATCCTTATGAATCGCTAGATGATATAATGGGCAAAACCACTTTAGACAATGAGTTGTTTGGTGGGTTTTATTTGCATGGCATACCATCAAAAAGCGGAAAAAAGTTTGATTTGTACCATATAGATTATTCAAAAATTAGAAGTGATGAAAAAAACGAAAAGTTTTACATTTCTGATTGTTGGTTAAACGAAGATGGCAGTGAAAATACAAACATTAAAGCAGATCAATATTTTGTAGTTGATCCATACGATGAAACTAAAAAACAAAAGGATTGGATATTTTATTATAAGTCATACAGACCAGGTTTAAATACTTACACCTTGCCTGAGTATATTGGCGCAGTGCCTGCTATTATTACCGATGCTGAGATTGCCAATTTTCATAGAGCAGAAATACAGAATGGATTCAAAGGCTCAAAGTTAATTGTTTTTAAAAATGGTGTGCCATCTAATGAGGAAATAAAGTCTGTTGAAAAGCGAATGAAAGCAAAGTTTGCACCAACCGATAAAGCAGGTACATTTGTTATTGATTTTGTAGACGATCCGAACATGGTTCCAGAAATCTTGGATTTATCTGCAGGTGATTTTGCTGACAAATACAACGCTTTAAACAAGACGATACAAGAAGAAATATTTGTCGGGCATAAGATTACCTCACCTATGTTATTCGGAGTGCGTGTAGAAGGCCAATTAGGCGGAAGAAGTGAATTGGTTGATGCTTATAATTTATTCCAAAACACTTATGTTGCACCAAAGCAAGCAACACAACAACAAGTATTTGATTATTTTGCACCTGTAAAAGGTAAGTTGAAAATCAAACCAACCGAGCCTATTATGCCATCGTTTAGCGAATCTGTTTTATTGCAGATTTTAACTAAAGATGAAATGAGGCAAATTATCGGCAGAAAACCACTAGACATCAAAGCTAATTTGAACACATCAATCGTTGATGATTTGAACGCATTAAGTCCATTAGTTGCAAACAAAGTATTAGGCACATTAACCGCAAACGAGATTCGTGAAATAGTTAGCAAGCCTGCAATATCAGGAGGCGAAACAATACCAAGTGCAACACCTGCAGCATTTAGCAAGTGTGAGCATTTTAGTTCAGATGATGAAGTTGATTACGAAGTGTTTTCAAAATATGGCGAACCGATTGAGAATTTTACAAGCATTAAGCATAAAAAGTTTATTTATTCAAAGCAAGATTTCATTAGCAAATTAGATGAAGGTGTATTAGATTTGATAAAGAAAACGCCAAAGATTTCTGTTGAAGATTTAGTAAAGATTTTAAAAGTTGATAAAACAAAAATTGAAACATCAATCGAAACTTTAATTGGCGATGGATTAATTAATAAAGATTTAAAGATAACTACTAAAGGAACGAATAAGGACATACCAACGTTTGAAGACATATTTATTAGGTATCGTTATATTCTAAGACCAGACGCACCTGCATTACTACCAGGTGGTGAATCAAGAGCGTTTTGTGATGCTATGATTTCAAATCCAAGGTATTTTACACGCGAAGACATAGAAAACATTAGCGATGAATTAGGTCAAATTTATGGCATACCAAATTATGATGCCTTTAAAAGACGTGGTGGATGGTATCACGATCCAAACAAGGATGTAAACTTGCCTTTTTGTAGACACATTTGGAATCAAGAATTAGTTAAATTAAAATAAGATGGCAACAGCAATTTTTTTAAGCGAACAAACATTAAAAGCAGAATCAATTTTGCAAGATAACGTTGATATGAAAGTGGTAACACCAACAATTAAAGACGTTCAAAATATGTACATCTTGCCAATATTAGGCACAAGTTTATACAATGATATTTCTTCAAAGATTATCGCAAGCACGTTAACAAATAACGATAAAAATCTGCTTGATTTATACATCACACCTGCGATGATTTGGTATGTTCGCATGGAATTACCATTGAACATAAATTACAAGTATTTCAATAAGTCGGTAGGTGTTCAAAATGCAGACAACATGAATCCTGCTAGTCTTAGCGAAATTCAAGTATTAATGGATAGATGCAAGAACAAAGCCGAATGGTATAGCGAGAGAATTACAAAGTATTTGCTATCAAATCAAACGTTGTTTCCATTGTATTTGAGTCAAACCGATGTTGACATTGATACTATATTTGCCAACAGAACTAACTACACGAGCGGAATGGTAATCGGTGATTCAAATTGTTGCGCAGGTGAGTATAATTTCCAAGGCATAAGAGTTGATAGAGGCATGTTAAATAGAGGATGCAATGACTGCTAAAAAAAACGTAAAAAAGTTACAAGAATTTATTAAAAAACAAAATGCAATTCTACACATTAAACCAAATACTCAACGACCTAACAACAATTTGTGCAAACCACGCGCAAGTAAATAGTTTTAATTTTGGAGATGTGTCTGATATTTCTGCAAGCGAGCAGGAGGCTTACCCATTAGTTTGGGCAGACGTTGTTAGTTCATCAATAAACGAAAACACGCTTGAAATATCTATGAATATTAGAGTTATGGATATCCAAAAAGCAGACGCAACAAATGAACGCGACACATTAAGTGATTGCTTAAGCATTGCGCAAGATGTTTACGCGGAATTAAACAATCCATCATTTGGCGACTATTTTTTAATACAACCAAATGTGTCATTGACGCTAATGCGTGAAGCATTGCCTGATATGGTTAATGGTTGGGAGATGAATATTATATTTGAACTTGAGCAGACAAGAAATCGTTGTCAAGTTCCAAACAATTAATTTAAAAATTTATATATTAAAACATGAGTACAGCATTAGAAAAAATATCCGCAATTGGTGGATTTGGATTTGTAAACGCAGGCACATCTGCAAGGACTGGATTATTTGTTGAATCAATAGTTGTGATGAGCGATGCAGTATTTAGCGCATTCGCAATAAACGGAGTTAATATGATGACTACAAAAGGAATTACAGGGGTAAGTATTAAAGCAGGAACATATTTGCCAACAGATCCAGGTGTAAAAATTACGGCATACACATTAGCAAGTGGTTCGGTTATTGAATATTTATAATGGCAAATTTTCCGCAAATAGGATTTGGTGTACAATTTATAAAATCAATTGGCACAGGAGTGGTATCACTATTTAATTGGGGTACAAGCACACCAACAAAAGTATGGGGAACATCCACAACTGAAACTTGGGGATAATTAATAAAATAAAAATATGGCAAATTTATTAGGACAAAATATAGGAACAAATTATAAAGGTATTCTGAATTTGAATACCTTAAATGGCAACTTGTCGGGGACTTTGCAAGCGGTTACGGATGGTGACGGGAACGCAAGTCCATTGCAGTTGAGTACTACGCAGGTAAATGTTGATAGTGGTTCTGCAACAACAGGTTATCCTCTTGTTGTTGCTGTTGCGGCAAATACATCAAGCGGGATTAATATAAAAAACAGAACCTCAGCCATAGGATTGAGGCTTTTTTCTTCAAATGGGAGTACGGCTTTTCCTTATATTGGGGCTTATGATGGTAGCGCTGGAGGTACTTATCCTTTGACGTTAGGTGTTGAAAACAGCACATTAATGGCTATTGGAGCTACAAATGTTGGTATTGGTTTGCCTTATCCTTTTACAACCTCCGCCCGCCTACACGTTAGGGGAGACGGGACTAATCCGATACTTAGGTTAGAATCAACTTCTGGTACGCAAGCTATTAGGCTGATAGCAGATGGTTCTACAACGTATTTTGGTAGCGGTGATGCTGCAATTCTTGTAACAAACAATTCTAGCGTAGCAGCTATTAACGGAGCATCTTTTGCATTCCAATCTGCATTGACTAGTGGAGCGCAATATGGGCATAAATATTATAATATTTACTCACACTCTTGGACTTCTGGCACTGGTGGTATTTTTGATGTTGGTTCAATGGGAGGAACGTTTGCCGCAGCCGCAGGTTCAGGAAACTTTAGACCCATAAACATTGCCTACACTATTAACAACTCAGGCGCACAAACGGGAACAGCAACGGGTATTTTCTTAAATGCTACGGAAACGGCATTGAATGGAATGACGCATAATTTAATGGATTTGCAAGTTGGTGGAGTGAGTCAGTTTAGTGTTGATAGAGTTGGAAGTTTAACAACAACAGGTAGAATAGTTGCTATTAATTCAAGTTTAAGTAGATTTTTATCAATTGGATTAGGTAGCAATTTTCAAACACAAATGTCATCCGTAACAGACGGAGTTTTATTACTTACAGATGGCGGAGGAAGTTCTTTTGGTCGTATTCAATTAGGCGGCACAACAAACGCTTTTCCTGCTATTAAGAGAAACGGGGCGGCGATTGATTTTAGGTTGGCGGATGATAGTGATTTTACTCAAGTAAATGCAAGTTCTTTTAAAATAGGCGGAACGGGTACAGAATTTTTAGTAAATACTATATTATTAGCAGGTCTTAATATCCTTACATTTTCAATCAATAGAATATACATTGATAACGATAACAGAGGGGTTGCAATAAATAATAATTTGGCAGTTGGTGGAGGTAATGTAGCTACAAACGCAAGTGCTGCATTAGAAGTAATAAGCACAACCAAAGGATTCTTACCTCCTAGAATGACAACAACGCAAAAGAACGCAATTTCAACACCTGCAACGGGTTTAGTTTTATACGATACTACTTTAAATAAATTAGCAGTTTACACGGGTTCAGCGTGGGAAACAGTAACAAGTTTATAAAAACAATTTAATAAATACAAATATGATACAAGCAAACGGAATCATCAAAGATTCAAACGGGGTTACAGAATATTCAAACCCATTAATTAATGTTTACATGAACTCAGGTTCAAAGTTTGTGCCTACTATTGGAGTGGCTCAAGTTGGTA